ACATGACTATCAACAGGCTGATGTTGCCAGGATTCCCCCATGTTTCACTTAACGACTACTACAACTCGCTGAGTAAGGCAGACAAGGAATACGTAAACCCAACAGGAAAGGAACATATCTTTTCGACCAATCCACACAGACCATATATTGACTCTGTGAACATACAGCAGATTGGCCTGCGTTCCGCATCGCAATATTTTGATAACGATGACAAGACCAACGGTATCGTAGAGATATACCCTACCATCGAAGAAATGGTTGTAGGTTGCGTGCGTGTGGATGAGATTGACGAGGGTGTTGCACCTAATGACAACGGAAGGTTTGAAGACGGACAAACTGTAAATAATGTTGACATCTACCTGAATCCGTCTATCGACTTCGACATCAACGACCTGAAGGACAGTGATTTCTCTATCGCCATGAAGGATGGCATGTGTGGAGGAAGGACCTTTAAGGTGGCATCATCGGTAAAAGAGAACGGCAGATGGAGGCTAACCATACAAAGAGTAAAGGACGATGCCTTGGAGCTGTGGTTCCCATACAAAGACTATCCTATCAGAAAAGGAGATCACTTTGTGCTGACAGGTATCACCCTACCCGACTCTTATGTGAACGCAGCATCACTAAAGCTTCTGAAATACGCCATTGCCTACATAGACAAGAACGACTACACAAGGTATGTGTACCAGCCAAAGGTGGACGAAGTGTTTATGGCCAGACAAAACGACCAGGCGGCTGAAGATAAAACCGGAACCATCAAGAGCCTTCACGACACGCTGAAGGCAGGCGACATCATGGAGTTTGACGATGACGACTTGCACATAGGAGGCAAGGTGACCATCGATCAGCTCGTCATAAGAGAAAACGAAGGAGGCATACCGACCTATGAAGTAACTCTGAGGAATGATGTAGAAGTCGGAACGATGGCTAAGATAAAGCAGCAGATTTCATCCCTTGAGTCAGGAAACGGAAAGGTAAGTAGCGAGACATCAAAACAGATAACAGACTCGACTATAAATGAAGCTTCAAAACACTTTCTGTCGAAGCTAAAGGATGACACCGCACAAGGCGTGATTACCTTCATCAAAGGACTGGTGAGCGAGGCTTTAGTGAAGCTGAACGGAGGTGCTTACTTTGGTAAGGGAGGAGCGTTGATAGACGAGGCAGGACGGGCCATCTTGGAGTCGTTGCAGTCCATCGACTACGACAACGAAGCAGAGCAGGGTTTCGCTGTCAAGAAAGAAAACGGAAAATATCACGCCTTTGTTACGAACCTTACCATTTGGGGAAAGGCGATCTTTAACCAACTGGAGGTAAGGAAGCTATCGTATGCAGGAGGTAATGTGTACCTATCGGGCGCAGGAAGCAAGATAGTGAAGGTTATGCCTGTAACATGGGAAAGCGAGAGCAGTGAATGGCATAAAACCTCTGTAGATAAATGCAAAGGCTGGCTCTGTTATCTCTTGGCGGATGACGGAACTACGGCTACGCAGAACCTGTGGAGAGAGGGCGACCAAGTGAGATGCAAGACTATCGGAACGCTGGCTACTGGAACTACGAACGCAAGCAATAAGAGCTACTGGCGAACAATCCCTGAGAACGGCGTATCGAGTGTGAACGAGAAGATATATGACGGATATGGCAACGAGCTGTATGGTGGGCAGATGTTCTCGTGGATAGTAATCGGTAAGCACTCTTTGGTGTTGGACTCAATGACAGAAGAGTTGGCTTCCGCAGAGATAGGTGGTATTCCTGAAGCAGGAGACACTATTGTGCTTGACGGACACAGAGCTGTTTCTATTGGAGGACAATGGGTAGACGACGACAGCAGAAAAGGTGTACTGATACTGGAAAGTACAGGAAAGAATACACCGAGGATTGTGGGCTTCAAGGGTGTAGACGGATATAGACACGAGGGCAAGGAGGTATTCGTGCTCTCGCCTGATAGGATAAGGCTTAATAGCGGTATCTTTGAGTGGGTATCTTCTACTGGCGATGCTATGCACATGGTGAACTACAGAGGCGAGTGGAAGGCAGGAAGCTATGCCTACTACGACCAAGTAAATCATAACAACGCCCTGTGGACCTGTATTAACGAGAGTGGTACAAGCCAAGAGCCTTCGGACGCAAGCAGCGACTGGCAGAAAGTGTTGTCGGGAGAGAAAGGTGACAAAGGTGACAAAGGCGAAAAGGGAGATAGAGGTGACGAAGGACCACAGGGACCTAAAGGAGAAACAGGTGCGCAGGGCGAAACGGGCGCACAGGGACCGCAGGGCGAGAAAGGAGAACAAGGTACTCCTGGTGTGAATGGAAATGACGGAGTGAGCATACTTCTCGTACAGCCCATCGTGCTCGACACTAACGATGACGGCATCGTGTCGGACACCACGGCAGAAGGACGAGTAAAGGTGATGAGAGGTGGCGAGAATGTTACTAACGAGTGCTCAGACGTAAGGGTGAGCTATATGCAGAACTGTACGGCTGCGGCAAGCTTGGCTACAGGATACATAAAGGTGAAGCTCAATTCTGTGAACACTACCACTCTGGCGAGCGGAGACAAGGTGTCGGTGAGCGAGGGATTTATCACAATCGCATTCTCTCTCGGAGGGAAGAGCTACAGTACACAGGTTCCATTCTCGGTAAACGTGTCGAAGTATATGGGTAGTGTAAAGGTTACGGCAAAGCAGTATCAGTCGCAATTTAAGGCATTGGAGAACGACCTCAAAAAAAGCAATCCTACCGTTCTCAACGCCTACACATCTACTATCAAGCAGACGGCAAAGGAGATTACTCTCAGTGTGACTCAGAGCCAGCAAGGACGGCACAACCTACTGCGAGATACGGCGCTGACAAGGAAGGGTGATATATATTATTCGGACGGACTCTTTCAACCTACGATAACACAGGGCGTGAACGGCCATAATGCCATCCGCTTCTCGGTGACGGGTAACGGAACGCCTCAGTACAAGGGGCTTTTCTGGGGACAGCACAGCGTCAACGGCATCGCTGTGAAGAAGAACACCGACTACACTTTCTCGGCATGGATAAAGTGCGACACGAAGGACTTACAGGTTTGTTCGGAGGTTTTCAAGATGGCTGCGCTGAATGGCGATAGAGGGGACAGAATTACTGCCACCTCGGGTAACATGTACTGGCTGACAAAGGAGAACGAGGTGAACCAGTGGAGACAGGTGAACTACACCTTCAACTCTGGTGACGCAGAGTTTATCGAGGTGAATATCTTTGTCTACAATGGCATAACCGTGGACGGAACCTTTGGTTATACTGCCTCGGGCAACGGATGGATATGTATGCCAATGCTTGAGGAGGGGAGCGAGTACACAGGCTGGACTCCTGCGGAAACGGACTACGACTACCTTGGCGGCAATATGCTCGATGATACGAGGACGCTTGTTGCGAGCGGACAGTTGAGCAACCTTTATACGGCCAATGAGGTGGCACAGGACACCTACGAGGGTGCGTATGCCGTAGTTCACGGAAAGGCAGACAGCAGTAACAATAATATGTGTGACTTCCTGAGATTCAACGGAGAGAACGGAAGGATTCTTAACTTCGAGCTGAGGAAGAATTATGTATTCTCGTTCCTTGCGAAGGGAAGCGGAACTCTGAGAGCACACCTGTACAAGGACAGCGTTCACGTGAATATCTACGCAGAGAACAGCCAGGGAAAGGTGACGGAGAATGTGGCGGACGGAGCATCGAACTTCACTCTGACGAGCGAATGGAAACGATACTGGGTACACTGGCGTATAGACCCTTATACGGGCAATGGCGACACGGTGCTTCCTCAGAGTGTCATGCTGCGAGCTGTTGACGGCTGTGAGGCTTGGGTGGCTAAGCCGAAGTTGGAGGAAGGTGCGCTAATGACGGAGTACACAGAGAAAAAGACCGACCTCATAGATAAGTCGACAGCCAAGGCCGCAGGACTGGAAATCACGGCAGATGGTGTGGAGCTGTATGGCGAAAAGGTGAAGGTGAAGAACAACGGCAAGACGGCCGCTATGTTCGCCGACGGAAAGCTCAATGCAGACTTGATAGAGGCAAAGCACTTGTGGGCAAAGAGCGAGGACGGAACTACGAAGGTTGGCTACTTCGGTAATTACGATATAGAAGAATCGAAAGGCGATGATGGTAATCAGTACCCTCTCTGGGTGGGTTCATCAACGGCTTCGGACGCTCCGTTCAAGGTGTCTAATAAAGGATATATGTATGCCAAGAGCGGAAAGGTTGCAGGTTTCGACATAATAGGCAATTATCTTCGTGCGTCTAACAAGACGGAATATTCGGAAGAAACCCGCTTCCTCAGCATGTACGAGGACGGAATACTCTTTAGCGAAAAGGTAAAAGGCTATTATAGAAGCGCCATGATTGGTACAACAGCTAATTCGGCGACAGTTACGCACAGGATGATGGACATAAGAGATGAGACCAATGACCCCAGAGACACTTCGGGTAAGATTGGCGCATATATTGGCATTAAGAATAGTCAAAGCGGTTTTTCTTACCTGTATGGTATGTACGTGAACGTGGAGCACGAAACCAACAAGTTTGCTGTGTATGCTGAATCTGGACGCATCGTGACTAATGACTGGATGGCTGGGTTGAGATACAGTGTTCTGAATATTGACAAAGCCAACACGATTTATAACGGTTATTTGAATTTGTATGAAAACAATGTGTGGTTCATTAAGTGTACAGCAAGCGATTCATACGTTCTTCTGCCAACTTTGAAAGTCCTTAAAGGAGCAATAGGAGAGAAGCCTGGACTCCCTTCTGTATTCCGTTTTAAACTAACTATCATCATGCACGTTGAGACGACAGAAGGTGTAGCAATAGTAGGGCGGCGGAATATAGGAAGCAACACCTCTTACAATACAAAAGAATACCCTTTGCTGCTTAACTATGATGGCAACTCAGATTTTTGGTGGTTTGCAAGAGGTGACTCTACTGAGATTATGTTGTATTATGACGGAACAGATTATTACGCACAGCTATTAACGCTGAATAGATAATTAAATACATATAGCTATATGAAGAAAATCGTTAAAGGAAATGACTTCACGCTGAAGATACCAGTGATGAAGATGGTGGAGGGGCAAGCAAAGGCTTTCCCTCTGCCAGCCTGTACGGACGTGGTGGTACAGGTGTGCAATCAGTTCAAGCGCATCCCTCTTGCGTTTGATATTGATATAAAGGAGGATAATGTACTCCTTGCGAGAGTAGAGGGTGACAAGATGAGCCTCGGCACGTATGCTATCGAGGTGAAGGGTAAGATATTCGGCAACGACTGGCGAAGCAACGAATATCCTCAATTCGCTATTGTAGCCAACAATGCCGATGCCGACACTGAGTTTGGAACTACCGATGAGGGAGATAACAGCGTGGAAATGGATACCGCTATTGTTATTCTTCCTCCTTCCGTGGAATTGTCAGACCTTATTTCAGACACAAATGAGGCGTTAGGAAAGGTTGATGGTGCGGTAAACAAGACGGAGGAAGCCGTAAAAAAAGCCAACGATGCCGTAAGTCAGGTAAACGGAGCTCTGAAAAAGTTCAAAACGTAGATATTGATGTTGACGGCACAAACTTGAATATTACTCGTCCGAGTGGTGAGAAAAAGGAATTTGACCTCATGAAACTCAAAGG